AATCCTTTTTTCTCATGTCACCCAATTTTTTAACCTCTTGACCAACATAATCTACAGAGCTCTTTAAGGAGCTATTGCTCTTTTTTAACTCTTCAATAACCCCAACATCCGAAGAGCCCGATACCGGAATAGCCTCTGGCTTTACCCTATTAAAACCAGATTCCGCTGGAGGTAATCCAGTTTCAATAAACCCGTTTTTGTTTCTTCTAGCATCAGGATACGCGCTTAAAATCTCTGGTGGAATTTCTGCATCCGGAGAATGCATCATACTGGAGCGGGCTCTATTCTCAGCAGTCTTCTTCTGACCTCTCTCCGTCCACCAATTTCTGGCACCGTAATAGCCCTTACCAGCCCACACAAAAGGATTTATAGCCTCGCTAACGGCATAGGTAGCTTTTGGAAAATGTTTCATCAATAACTTTCCCGCTCCACTACCAATTTTGTATCCAGCGTAAATAGCCCCAACTATTCCAAGAACCCTCCAAAGGAAACTTACCAACTTCGAACCAACAGAAACTAAATAAGTGCCAACGCCAACAAGAGCTGTTCTAAGTGCTCCCAGCTTTGTTACTAATGTTCCTCCAGCAAGACCGGCAAAGAAACTTTTCAATACTCCGCCTATCCCTTTCTTAGCCACATCTGCAGCACTAAATTTGTCTACCGTAAACTCTCCCTTAACCGAGGATAGCAATTCTTTTGTCCACTTAGCCCGAAAGGCGTCTTTATTAAAAAAGTTCCACAAACTCTTTTTCGTGGAATCCTGTCTCATCTTTTCCTGTTTCCTATCTGCCGAAGTAGAAAACGCGGATGTAAGACCTCCCAAAGTAGCACGAGGAGCACTTCTTCTATAAGACCGAGGCATATTGATATTTTGTCTAAGTGGTCCAATACCCTCCACAGCTAGATTTCTGTACGCCGAAGAAAAATTCTCTGGGGTCTCCTCGCCAGCTAACAAAGTGGATTGAGCAAAAGCTCGTCTCTTTAAATCTATCTTCTGCTCTCGTCTCTTTTTTAGCATACCGGAGATTCCTCCAATTGCCTTTCCTCCAAGCTCCGCTACGTTACCAAAAGGACCTAATAATTGAGTCGCTGCTGGTTTTAAGAAATCTCCAAGAGCGCTAATCTGCTCTGCATAAAACGGTTCCTCTTTTCGTTTAAGTCTTGAACCAGATTCAGCAACTCTTCCCTTAATAGCTTGGTTTGCCTTTGCAATATCCGCAACCTTTACACCAGATTTCTTTTCTACTTCTTGAATTCTTTTTTGTAATGGAACAGACAAATTAGAAGGATTGCTGTAATACTTAAATCCGGAATCTACAGCATCCATAAGCTCATACAACCTACCGGTATCCTCATTTCCTTCTTTAACATTCTTTACCGTTAACAGCTTGTCAATTATAAAACCAATTTCTTTTAAATCTGAGATGACTTGATTGATTTGCTTCCTGTCCTGAGTCATTCTCATACCGGCATACATATCATCTAATTGACTGAAGAAGCTCATGTAATCTTGAGTATACTTTTTCTTTACCATTCTGAGAGACTTTATTGCTTCCTCCCCAAATAGGTCAGAACCTTTCTTTGTATACTCATCTGCCCACTTATACTTAGCCATTTATGTGCTTCCCTTTTTTCAATTCTTCTTCATCCTTCTTCTGCTTAGCCAACCTCGAATGTAACCATTCGTTGTCTCTCATGTCGTTACTATCGAAATCCGCTATCGACATATGAAGGTAGTACATCAAATCAAACTGCATCTCCAGTATATCTACTAAGGGTCTCGCCATGTGGAAGAAGCATTTCAAGTCGAAAGGGTACCGGCGTCGTACCGGCACCTCCACATTTTGGACATTCATACTTAGCTTCCATTTTCGGTCCATGAATGTGCTTATCATGGAAAGCCCTTATCTGCATTAAATCCTTGGATTCCATATTCTCTAAATAGTCCACCCTATCCCAAATTCCTCTTTCATCCACAAGACTTAAAGCATATCTGTACAACCAAACATTTTTTCCAAGCTTGGAAATCTCATCTACCTTAATAATATCCTCAACTCGAAGCAACCGTAACTTAACAATATCTCCGCTAACTGGAAGTGTCACTTCTACCGGTTCCTTAAACGTCTCTGGTAGCTCCATAAGCTCGAACTTTGATAAATCAGCTGTCAGCTCCGACTTTTGCCAACAATGTTCGCACTCGTATGTAAGAAAGAAATCTTTCGAATATGAATTAATTGCTTCCCATACAGCCAAATACAATTCGTCTCCAAGAGTTAACTTCATAGGGTCTATCCCAGTCAAAACCTGTCTTAAAACCAAGACAAATTTCTTCTCGAAGTTCTCAGCGCTAATCTCCGCAATTAGCTTCTCATCTTTTCCCTTAAATGTTCTGATTTGAATTCCGCTGGGGTCCACATCAGAATAGACCAAACATTTGGAAGGTAAGGATAATTGAAATGTTTTTTCACTCATTTTTTCTCTCCCTTTTCTTTTGTTGAAGAGCAGTCACTACTGTATCTCTATCTTATCGACAGAAAAGACTACGCTAAACTTTGTTACGGCATTATTTTCGTAGTCTAAATCATACGCCGGAAATTTTAACGGAAAACAACCAACTAACTTATATCTGTTTATCGCTATTCCAGTCGAATCCAAAAACCTCACGTAAATATTTTTTTGGTAATTACGTTTTGGTTTATACAAACCTCTATCATCAACCATCAACTTCTTCCATGCATAAAAATAACTCGAAATAAAATCTGGCATCGGTTTCAAAAAGGTTATTGTCGCCTCTCCAACCGTTAACAGCCCTGGAAACCCTGCCCGATAGGGTCCATACTTCATTACCTCTTTTGCTACGTCATAATCCCCAAATCTAACTCCCTGCACATATTGAGTCATCGCTAAGCCTTGCAACCCTTCAAGAAGCCCTCCTGCCAGATTTTCAAGTGGTGAATTGATATCTGGCAGGAGAACGTCCCACAAGTAATTCCTCTGCAATCGGGAATACTGTAAAATTAAGGAGCTAGGCTGGCTGATTCCAATTTGTGCCATTAATTCATTTTCTCCGTTGTGTCAAACGCAAACGTTACCGAATACTTAACCACGTCATCCCCACCGTAATTAAGTTCCGCCGGACTTAACACTTTAACCCAAGCACCTTTCAACTTCAGCCTCAATGATTCCCCACCGGCTGTCGTCAATAAGGTAATGTACATATCTGTCTTGTACAATGGGTCACCAACACCAATACCCGTGACATCATTAACAATGTTCTGTTGCCACGAATAAATTGCATCATATACCGCTTTGTCTTCACCTTCCACAAAGGTACATGTCCACTCGTGGTCGTATGTTAACTTCCCTGCTACAACCACACCAGCAGTCTGTTTATACGGAATCAGAATTTCCGGATTCCGTCTTCCTGGAACCTGACTTGACTGTGCCCTAATCTGAAAGGTTGTCGTCTCGCCATCTCCCACTGGTGTTGGAATCAATACCTCCCACAAATATTCCCTCTGTGGATTGGTCAAATTTGCCTTTAATGAATCTGTTCCAAATTCAGCCATCTCTTCCTCCTTATTTATGAACCCAAGGTTCTTATAACAATATATTCAACCCCCTAGGGAAACGCAGTACGACTGCGTTTCCCATCGGGTACAACTGGTTATAAATTGATTCCTCTTGCTACCAACTCTTCAAAGCTGGCACCAGTTGTTGTAATAATCGTTTGCAACTGGATAAACTCCGCTGCCCGTGAAGGCTTCAAGAAAATATCCACGTGCAATTCATTCCGGTCAATCACCGCTGGTGTATTATTTGTGGTATCACAAACAACCGAATACCCCTTGTCTCCAGCTTCTGTTTGGAATGCACCTTTGGCATACAACTGGTCCATATAAGATTCAATCATGGACACAATGCGGAATCTGGTTACTTCGCTATTCGGTTCAAACACAAAATAGCGCAAGGCTGCAGAAATGGCTTTCTCAAGCGTAATCAACAACCGGCGAACGTTAACACGGTCAAGCGCTGAAGCTTTTGCTTGCTGTGTCTTCTGTCCCCAAATTACAGTACCTTCACCACTAAAGGTCTGCAACGGGTTGATTCCGTTTTCATACAAGCTATCCCGTTCACCTTGAGTAAACACATTGGTTAAGCCAAGGACGTTCAACAAGCCTCGGTTGAAACCAGCTGGTGCGTACCAAACCTCCGCAGCGTAATCATTATACGCAATCTGGGAGGCTACATACCCTGAAGGTGGAATCTCCAGAATCTTATCGTTGTACGGGTCATACACCTTAACCCACGGTGTATACAGAGCCGTATAAGACGAATTGAAATTCTGTGTATCATTTCTCCAGGTAACCATCGAGCTAACCGAAGCAAGCTGGGAATAAGGCATATCCAATAATGCAATACAATCCTTTCTATCCTCAGCAATTGTTTTCATCTTCTGCTGAACAGTAATCCCTGTCTGACCAGCATTAATCAACACACGGATATCAACTTCATCCGGGTTAGAAAAGGCATCCCAACCAAGAACGTATTCTGAATCCGTTACAACTGACCCATCACTTCCAGCCCCCAAAGACAACGTTGTTGCTTGTGACTTTGGAAGGATTGTAGCGCTTTGAGTCGTATCATCCGCTACCACAATATAATCGCTGTAGCCGTTAATTCTGTCTTCAAGGTACAACTGTTTTCCGTACCCATCAATCTTTGTCTGTCTAGAAACTGTCCAGGTTTCAACCTTGGAAGTTACACCATCAGAATCCGTAAAGTACACTTCAATATTAAACGTGTACTCTTCCGAATCAATACTCGTAATTCGGATTCCAATGTTATTGTTCCACACACCTGGATTGACTCCATAAATGTAGAACAAATTGTCTTCTCCGGAGACCGTTACAAAATCCGGTGTAACAGCTCCAGAACTAAGTGCAGCATTTGACTGAATGCTACTCTCATCTTTAATCTTCACACCACCATACAAAGCGCCATTGGTAACTCGCTTGCAGTATAGTTGTGTTCCATTCTCCAAATATGCCAATGCGGAGTAATGGAAATAATTTCCAGGAACGGGCTCACCATACTCCTGGATAAACTGCTGAGTGTTGGTAATCAAGCGCAACTGGGTCGTGTCCCCTTTTGCGGAATAACCAACAATACCACCAATCGTAGTGGATAAGTTCGGGATAATCTCCGAAATGTCTTTTTCCCTTACGTAAACTCCTGGTGAAACATATATTCCCATCTCTTCCTCCTTATGTAGTTAAATTCTCCACTAAAACCATCTAAGGTTCCGTCTCATTTTTTTGATTGCTCTTTTCAAATCGGTTCTT